GATATGTTAACATTCATCTCAAGGAAGGACTTGCCTAAAATGCAATCTGAAATTAATCCTTTCATGTTGCAATTTGGTATGGTCTGTAAGGTTGAAAGTGTTGCTTTTGAATTTGAGAAAATATCTTGGTGTCAATCCAGTCCAATCCAAACTGAACGAGGCTGGAAGTTTGTTCGAGATCCAATTAAGATTTTAAGCACTACACTATCTGGTCCAAGATGGAGTTGTGTGTCTAATAAATTTATCATGAGATCTATTGCAGCTCAAGCGATATGTGAAGGAGTTTTATCTACTGGTGTTCCAATATTAGCCAGTTATGCTTCTGCTCTTGCTCGTAATAGTTTGGGATATGAACCTTTATTTAATGAAGCTAGTGGTGATTATTTCAGATTTTTACGTGAAAATAAATTATATAACAAACATGAGTTAAACATGGTTGTTTCAGACAACGCAAGGTTGTCTTTTTCTAAAGCATTCAACATTGATGTTGACACTCAATTGTGTGTTGAACGCGAGTTAGATTTGTGGAAATTCGATTGTTTATCATTATCTGTTGATCATTTCAGATTTGATACTACAAGTTGGTCTTTTCTTAACCACCGTTATGAATTTTGAGGTCGCACCTCGATGGGTATTAACCTATGAATAACAACAGATCTAAGAATAAAACCGTCTCAAAGTCCCGACCGGCTTCGAGAAAGAGAAAAGCTACGGTCAAACGCACTGTTCGCGGCGTTAGCGTGAACAACATGGGCCCACAGGGGGTGGCCCTTTCAGACTGTGCTGTTGCTTACGCATCAGCCCTTGTCAACCCTTTCACAGGTCCTCTAGCTTGTGTCCCAATAAGTCCTACTGTATTAACATACAAGTTCCGTGCTTGGTCTAAGGGTGAATTTTCTACAGGCAGCACTGCTGCTTATAGCGGATTCATCACTGCAGACCCTTATTGTGCATTTGTCAATGACGTTGCCTGTGTTCACTATTCTGGTGCTAACTATAATTCTGCTAGCATTGGAATTTTGGGAGCCGCCAATACTGGGCTGGCATACTCAAATTCACCTTATACAGATGCACAAGTCACACCTGCTGCTGTTGGTATTAATTACCGAATAGTTGGTGCTGGCTTGCGTATCCGTTATATTGGTACTGAGCTTAATCGCGGAGGTACAATTATAGCGCTTGTCGATCCGACAAGTTCTACAACAATTGGTCAAACGCCATCAAACATGTTAGCTGAAGTTTCTTCCAAGAAATTTGTGGTCAACAAAGTTTGGACCACTATTTTGTGGAGGCCTGTTTTGGTTACTGATTATTCACTAACTTCTTCACCACCATCTGGTCATTACAATGATCAGGATTTTGGACCTTTGGCCTTTTATGTTGAAGGCGCTGATAACACAGTTGCATTAAAATACGAGTATG